GGTGATGCAGAAGCACCAACAGGTGATGCAGAAGCGCCAACAGGGGACACTGCTACATCTAGTGCCGATCCAGCAACAGGTGATGCTACATTAAGTAAAGATGAAAGATACTATCTACAAAAAAATACAAAAGACGAAACTAAAGTAGATATTATTGACAAGCAAACTAGTAAGCCTATTAAGAATGGCGTTGCTCTTGCTCCTGAAAAAGCAGAACCTATGAGCGATAAAATGAATAAAGAAGCAGGCAAGTATGCAGGCGCTGAAGGCGACAAATTTATTATGCAGCCAAATGCACAAAATCCAAAAACATATGATGTTCTTGATACGCAAACAGATCAGCCTGTTCAAAATGGTGCTGCATTACAGCCAGGTGAAGCAGAAGAATTGCGTGATAAAATGAATAGCCAATCTACTACTTCAACTACATCAACTACATCAACTGCAACTGATAAAACATCTACAGATGGTGCCACAGACGCGGATACAGCGTCAACAAGCGGTGATCAAGGTGCTGATGCTACAACTACACCACAAGACGATAATCCAGCAGTAAAAGACACTACAGGCGCTGAACCTTCGGCCGAAGAGCCATATCAAAGACCAGACAGAACACAAGGTCAAAAGGATTATAAACCTACCCAAACGACACCGGCAGCACCGGTTAATATGGGCGACTTAGTTGTAAGTATTAAGAATCTAAAACCAGAAGTTCAAGCAATTATTAAGAAAGAATTATCTGCTTAGAAAAACGGCAGTTTAGTTTTTTTGGTAGTTTCTAGATTATCTTTGATAATCTCATTTATTATAGAACGTTCTTCGTAAGACATAGTCGCAAGTTCACTGTAAGAAAGACCTCTCATATACCAACACATTTTAAGAAGTTCTCTCTTTAGAGTTCTCGCCTCTTTATCTAGTTTTTCGGCTTCACGCAAAATCTCAGGACGAGAAAGGGTTAAGACTTTGCTCCGAAAAAATTTGCTTGATCCATTGTTAATGCAACTTCGAACTCGTGTTCGCAATCACCACACTTGACTTTTTTAGTTTTAAGTTCAAGTCCTTTAGCAATACCTTGTAAGTGTTCACTAAGTTTTTTGAAAATTTCTTTATCAGCATTTTGAATAAAGTCTGAAATCATCTGTTTATCATTTACTGTTCCTTGCGGAGTTGTAATAGCAGAAATACTGTGTATAACAACTGCAACAGTCATTTCAGTTAACTTAATAAAACTAGAACCAAACTTTTCAAGTTTTTCTTCTTCAGTCATAGTTTCACTATTAACGATGTTGAAGATTCTTTCTTGTTCCATTTGTTGTAATTGTTTAGATGTTACTTCTTTGTAAGTGTAAGGTTTCAAACTAAAAGTAAGGTCGCCAATTGCATACTGTTCCGGAAACTCGAAACTACTAATTCTTTCTAAGTGATCATTTAGAACGTAATCGTAATTTTGTTCTTCCTTACACTTAGGACAGTGAGTTGTAATTTCCATTTTATCACCGTAAGTTGCAATTCTAATTGCTACTAAACAAGCGTCTACATCAAGTGTAGGCATATTCCACGGCTCTTTAATTGCTGGAACACAACTTTTAATTACTTCTGTTGTTGCTGCACCATTCATTAACGCATCTGGTGTCTTATACATTAGTTCATCTTTTGCGGTCATAGCATAGACAGGATATTGCCCATCTGTGCTTACATCAAGTGTACCTTGTGCATACCATTTGCCTCTGCTTGGCAATCTTAGGTAAACTTTAGGTTGTCTATAATAGCCGGCTAACGGATTGACAGGAGCCGCTGGTGCTACTGCCTCTTGGGGTGCACCACTTGTGGCAGGCTGCCCGGCAATTTCAACCTTTGGCATTTCTGTGTTTTCATCCATATTTTTCTCCGATAAATAACATTGTTGTATATATTTACAATAAGTATTTATGTGCGCATATTTCTGGGAATATAATTAATGGCCGACGTAACAGGACAAATTGGTAATGAAGAAGTAGTACTTAATAATGCTGCGACTGAAGCCACGTTAAAGCAACTGCTTGCTGCTATGACAGCTCTTGCTAAAGCGCAAGGTGTCGAAATAAAGAATGCAGCAGGACTAGACAAAGATCTAGGCAAACTAGGTAAACAAACTGAAAATGCTGTAAGAAGCGGTCGTAAATTCCAACGAACACAGGACGGAACTACTAAGTCATCAGAAAAACTTGGTGATGCACTTGACGAGACAGCAGAAAGTACAGACAGTTGGGGGCAAGGACTTAAAGACAGTTTAACACTTGTTGGTAAAATGGGTCAACAAGTTCAAAAGGCTATTGACTTTATTGGCGGCTCGTTATCTAGTATCTCAAATATGGGAGATAGCATTACAAGTGCTACAGATACACTAGGTAACATTCCATTAGTTGGCGATGCAATTAAGGGTGTTTATGGACCTGTTGCAGGTGCAGTAGAAACACTACAAACACAGTTCCAAGCAGCAGCATCGGTAGGTGCTAACTTTGGCGGTAACATAGCAGAATTTAGTAAAGCAGCCGGCGGCGCTGGTATGACAATGGAACAATTTGCCGGTGTTGTTCAAAAGAATTCTGCAAATTTAATATTCTTAGCAGGTGGCACAGCAGAAGGTGCTAAACGTTTAGCCGATATGGGTAAATCCATTAGGAAGTCCAGAGTAGGCGACGAACTAGCAAGATTAGGTTTCAGTACAGTTGACATTAATGACGGACTTGCACAGTACGGTGCTAGACTTCAACGACTAGGTAGAAACGAACAGTTAACTAACAAGCAACTAATTGCTGGAACAACAGCGTATATGAAAAACTTAGATGCTGTATCTAAGTTAACAGGTAAATCCAAAGAAGCTCTACAATCAGAACAAGACGCTAGAAATGCAGATGCACAGTTTAGGATTATGATGTCCAAACTTTCCAAAGAGGAAAGAATTGAAATGGATATGCTTATGGATGCTATTCCTGCGGCACACCAAACTGGTATTAAAGAAATCCTAGCAACAGGTACTGCAACATCTGAGGAAGGTGTCAAAGCAATGGCTTTCTTAAGAGAGTCTAGCGGCGAAGCACAGGCACTATTTAAGAAGATCGAATCCGGTGAACAACTAGAAGCAGGCTTTGCTAGTGACTTCTATGATACCTATGCAGCAGAAGCCAAGAAGTTTGCTGAATCGCCCATTGGTGAAACATTAGGTAAATTTGACGACTCAATGAATGACTTCTACACCGCAGCAGATGATGTAGGCAAACGTGCAACAGATCTTGCTACTGTAATAGACGACCAAAAGAAGGAACAAGAAAAACTTAAAGAAGACCTAAAGAAAGGTGTTGAAGGCGTAATTGATCCAGCATCAATTAAAACGTTCAAAGAAAATATTGCAGAAGCAAGTACCGCATTTACCACAATGCTTGGTAGCATTGATCTTGCACCGTTAGAAAAAGTATTTAATAAAGCACTAAAAGCCGCTGAAGATTATCTAGTACCAGCTCTTAATATGGCAGCAAACAATTTTGACAAATTTGTGATAGCCGCTGGTTTAGCAAATGGTGCACTCAAAGCACTAGAACTTGCAGCAGGCGCTGCGGCAGCAGCACAATTATTAGGCGTTGGCGCAAGAGGTTTAAAACCCGGCCCCGGCGGAGGAGCACCTTTAAAACCAGGGACACCAGGCGCTGCTGGTCCAGGCGGCGCAGTAAAAGGCGCAGCAAAAAATATGATGAAACGTGCAGGACCGTTAGGACTACTGTACGGATTGTATGAAGGGTATAGTGATTATAGCCAAGTTGAAGCAGATCTTGACGCAGGTAATATTACTTCAGGCGAAGCGACTGTAGAAAAATCAGGAGTAGTAGGTAGTGTCACAGGAGGAACTGGTGGTGCAATGGCAGGCGCAGCAGCAGGTGCTGCAATCGGGAGTGTTGTTCCTGTTGTAGGTACACTTATTGGCGGAGTTATTGGCGGCGCATTTGGCTATTGGGCAGGCTCAAGCGCAGGTGAAGCAATTGGCGAAACAATAGGTGAAGCACTTGTTGGTCCAGAAACTGTTAGTGATATTGAAGCCAAAATTAAAGCAGAAGAAGAACGTATTAAACGTTCTGAAGAAGGTGTAAACGAATACTGGGGTAGAGAATCAAAAGGTAGAGAAGAGTCTCTTGCTCAAATCGAACAATACAAAAAAGATCTTGCACTGATTGACGAGAACAATAGAATTGTAGAGGAAAAGAAAAGAAAAGAAGCAGAGGCTAACGGCGAAGTAGTTGTTAGTCCAGAGAATCCTACTACAACTACTGCTGAAGAACAAAAAGCACTAGAACTAAAAGCAGAAGAAGAACGTAAAGCCAAAGAAGCAGAACTAAAGAAAAAACAAATTGAACAAGAGAAGAAAAAATTAGAAGAAGAGAAGAAACTTAACCCAGATGGTACACCTATGTCTAGTAACACTGTTCACAAAACTCCTGATCAGTTGTTAGCAGACTTAAATACAAGTATGAATCAACTGGTCCAAATAGCGACCACTCAAACTATGATAGCCAAAAAACAACTTGGTGTTAGTGGAGAGCAAATTGGAGATTTATATGCTAGTGTATAATAATAAGAACTTGCTTTTCAAGCAAAAGGATGTATAATATAAGATATGAGTTGGAAAAAACACTTTACACCAGTTAACGTCGATAATACAGGCGGAAGTTATAGCCCGATTAGCGGCGGCGGACGTCCTGGCCCCGCAAGAGCAAACTATAGTTCGTACTTGCCGGATGTATATGCGGGCGCACCAAACCGTATTGAACGTTATATGCAGTACGATACAATGGATATGGATTCAGAAGTAAATGCTGCTCTGGATATTTTAGCAGAATTTTGTACAGATAAAGATAGAGAAAACACAACACCGTTTCACTTCCATTTTAGATCACAAGCAACTAATGTAGAAACTAGACTACTAAAAGATGCATTACAAAAATGGGTAAAACTTAATCAAATTGACAAACGAATTTTTAGAATAGTACGTAATGTATTCAAGTACGGAGACTGCTTTTTTATTAGAGATCCGGAAACACAAAAACTTTTATATGTAGATCAAACTAAAGTTACTAAAATTATTGTAAACGAATCCGACGGAAAGATTCCTGAACAGTATGTTGTAAGAGATATTAATTTTAACTTTAAAGATTTAGTAGCAACAACACCACATAACACTTCTAACACTTCACCTAGCGGAACGAGTTCATATACTTCGGGCGGCGGTTTTGGTAGAGGAATGGCAGGACAAGTTCCAACACCATCAGGCACTAGGTTTCAAAGAGAAGCAAATGAGATTGCTGTAGATGCAAAACATATGGTACACGTTTCATTATCAGAAGGATTAGATCAAAATTATCCTTTTGGTAATTCACTTTTAGAAAGCGTGTTCAAAGTTTATAAACAAAAAGAATTACTTGAAGATGCGATTATTATCTATCGTATCCAACGTGCACCTGAACGTAGAATCTTCTATGTTGATGTAGGTAATATGCCTGCACATATGGCTATGAGTTTTGTTGAGAAAGTTAAGAACGAAATTCAACAAAGACGTATTCCAAGTGCAACAGGCGGCGGAACTAGTGTTATTGATGCTAGTTACAATCCTTTATCAACTAACGAAGATTACTTCTTTCCGCAAACAGCAGAAGGGCGTGGTTCTAAAGTAGAAACATTACCAGGCGGTACTAACTTAGGTGAGATTACTGACCTACGATACTTTACTAATAAACTATTCCGTGCTTTACGTATTCCAGCAAGTTACTTGCCAACAGCAATTGACGAACAAGCAAATACAGTAAGTGACGGTAAAGTGGGTACTGCTTACATTCAAGAACTACGTTTTAACAAATACTGCGAAAGACTTCAAGCAAACATTGTAGAACCACTTGATATGGAATTTAAAATGTGGTTAAACGGATCAGGGATTAATATTGATCCTAGTATGTTTGAACTTAAATTTAATCCACCACAAAACTTTGCTGCATATCGTCAAGCAGAACTTGACACTACTAGAGCAAATATTTTTGGTGCAATACAACAAGTTCCACACTTGTCAAAACGTTTTGCATTAAAACGTTATCTTGGTTTAACAGCAGAAGAAATTGCTGAGAACGAAAGAATGTGGAAAGAAGAAAATGCTGGTAACTTACAACCACCTACTGATGCAGCAGGTGAGTTAAGAGGAGCAGGCATTACACCGGGTGGTATGGAAGCAGATATGGGGAACCAAACTGCAGAAGCACCTGATGAAATGGCAGCGGCGGCTGAACCGGCAGGCGGAGAAGGAGATGCGGCAGGCGGCACAGAAACTCCTGTCTAGTCATAAATAGTAGTATGCTTCTAAATGAATTTTTATATTTTAACGACGAGATAAACGACTTTGCAGTTGACCGTAGATACGACAACAGCAAAGACAGTTCTGTATTGCAACGTGACGATACAAGAAAGATTAGATTAACTCTTAGACAGATTAATGAAATTAGAATGCAGGCTGAAGCGCACGCTGCCGAGAAAGAATCGGAACTAACCTTTATTAGGCAGATGTATGCAGCACCAGTTGAACCTCAAGAGTAACCGTAAAAGATTTCAAAATGACGCTGCTTTCGTTTTAGGTAACGGAAACAGTAGACTTGCAATCGATTGTCCTAGTTTAGTAAACAAAGGTACAGTCTATGGTTGTAACGCACAATACCGTGAATTTGATCCACACTTTTTAATAGCAGTTGACGTTAAGATGGTTAACGAATTAATTGATGCTGACTATCATAAAAAGGGAACTGTTTGGACAAATCCAAACAAAGGTATTAAAGCAAAATCAAATATTAACTTATTTTCGCCACACAAAGGTTGGTCAAGCGGGCCTACAGCATTATGGTTTGCTGCTTCAAATGGGCATAAGAACGTTTACATTATTGGATTTGACTATGCAGGACTTAAAGGAAAGTTTAATAATGTGTATGCAGATACGTTTAATTACAAGAAAAGTAGCGATGCAGCAACGTTCTTTGGTAATTGGTTAGGACAAACCGAAAAGGTAATCAAGGAGTTTAGACATACTAAATTCTTTAGAGTTGTTGAGGATGGAGGGTTTATACCCGATAAACTAGGCCCTCAACACGGTAACTTAACTTCTATTAGTAAAGAAGAGTTTGAGAACACGTTTCCGGAAAGTATATATCAATCCCAAACGAATCAAAAAACTACCATTTAACCCCATTTTTATAAGTAAAATGTAAATACATTAACAAACAGCCTTACGATAATCAATTTATAGGAGAATACAATGGCAGATCAAAAAACTACATTAGAACAAATGCTTGAGCATTTGGTCAATGATAATACTGCAAAAGCAGAAGAATTATTCCACGAGTACGTGGTAACAAAATCAAGAGAAATTTACGAAAACCTTATTGAAGAAGAAATGGACGATGAGGATGTAAAAGAAGATTCAAAAGACGAAGAAGTTGATGAAGCATCAAAAGATGATGACGCTGAAGACAAAGTAGACGAAGCATCTGATAAAGATGAAGACGAAGAAGATAAAGTTGATGAATCTACTGACGAAGAAGTTGACGAAGAATTTGAAGAAGTTGCTGTAGAAGCAGACGACGAAGATCCA